CCATTCTGTCCTTGTATTGTACAACACCAGGAGCTGGTGTACAAGCTGCTACAAGAGCACAGAGTTCTGATTTCTTTACATAGTTGGTTTCAACATCTATTACAAAAGCATCAAAATCAGCTTCTAGTAAGCAGAGCTTTGTAATAACAGCCTGAAGAATAGCGTGTGTTCCAGAGTTAGCATTTACACCTGAAAGACAATCTACATCATAAGGTCCTTCTAAAGCTGCTAAATCTGCTACAATAGCATCCACTTGCTCCTGTAAATCACAGGCAGCTTTAATAAGAGCTATGAACAGATCAAGAGCTGTAAGGTCTTGACAGTCAGGTAGATACTGTTGAACAAGTTCACATATGATTTCAGGATCAATAACTGGCTTGATTCCTGTAGCATCTAATGTAGAAGTGAGAAATCCAATAAGAGTTTGTTCTACATAAGAAAGGGAATCTCCAGTTTGGATTCCTAAGAGTGGAACATTCACTCCTGTATATTTGACGCACTGATCTGATACTATCTCAGCGCAACCATTAAAGCAATTTGAACAGTTTGAGGAGGACATTTATTTAGGTTTATGTGTGAGGAAAAAGAAGAGTGGTTGTGGTGGTAGTGGTTGATAGACAATCTGTTGGTATGCAGTTGTTTGGATAGTAAACTGTCACTATCACAGGGTCTCCACAAGGATCGTAATAGCAGTTCATTTGCTTATCAACAGTTTAACCCTACTAGCAATCATCTCCACAGTATACATCTTTGCATAATTTGGATTGCAAAACTTATACGTGAGGATTCTTTTGTAATTCAGCAGGTCTAATATAGCTCCTGCTGGAACAGGTTGATTTAAAATAAATACAACGTTATTGTACAGATTTCCAGCTAGTTGCTTAAGCTTGCAATCAATGTCATTAAGCAACGCGGGAATTGTGGAACATTCTGGATAGTTGATTAATCTGGGAGTTAACATATCGTTTAAAGTTTTTTACGCCTTTACTTGCAGCTGCATTACATGCTGCACAAAGACCATTAATCAATTGACAACCACATCCAACATTTGTGCCACAGTTTCTACATTTAGCCATGTTATTGGAAGTTTAATACGTAGTTATTTCCACCGCATCCACAATTGTTCTTGATGAAATTATTCAACATCATGTTTGCTTGGTTATAAAGTTTGTTAGCTTCATCAATAGCGCAGTTGTTAGCTGCAGCAATAGATCCCTGTATAAAGAAGTAGATGGTGTTTAAATTCACCTTCTGCTGTGTTTTAATAGCTCTATCACACTCCATCATATCAAGCTTCATAAAGGCCTCATCAAACTTTTCTTGTATGAGGTCTGTACGCATGATAGCTTTTTCTACGAAGTTTAGATAGGCAGGAGCAACAGTGTATTTAAACTTATACACTCCATCTGGGAGAGGCAATAGGGAATCCCCTAATGATGTAATTCCCAAACTTGTGGAGTTATAAATGTTAAAATCATTAACGTTAAAGGGAATGCTAACTGACCCAAAACCAGGAACAGTGATGTCAATTGTGGGGGAAGAAACAACAGGAGGATTGGTCGGATAGGTAGATGCATCAGCAACACCAAGTGTGTACGAGTTGTACGTAGGTATCACTAATATATCAAGTTTCAAATCTGGCATGTTGTTCTAAATAAATAAGCCAGAGGATCTGAGTTTTAATCCTCTCACCTCTGGCTTAGGTTATATGATGTTGTTTCTTAGCTACTATTACGGAATCAAGGTAGATGTAGTAGTAGTAGTTGGCCACACAGTGGTAGTAGTAGATGTGGTAGTAACACAATCGTTATCAGCCACTACAACTCCCAATGCAGCCTCAAGGATGGCTTGAAGAGCAGTTTCTTCACCAGATCCTTTTTCAACAGCAATGATCACTCTGCTATCCTCCATGATGTAATCACCCCATTGGTAAACAGTTTTGTCATACTCGTTGAAACGGATGTTGAAGGTGTTGTAAGTTGTACCATCACTCACCCAGCTTTCAAAGTTCTCATTGTAGCCATTCATTCTGTACAAATGCTTCAAGTAACCTGCTTGATAGCTGTAGAAGTTCTTCTCCAATTGTGCAATCTCTGCAGATGTACCGCTTGGATAAGAAGCACGCTGAATAACAGTGGCATCAGCTACAATGTTACAAGCATCAGCAACGATGAAGTCAGCTGTAGTTGCAGGACCATTGTACACGAATGTACGGAACCACATACGGTCATACTCCCAAGGGAATGCTGCAACATCACAAGGCTGTCCGTATTTAGTAAGAGGTTTACCAGTGATACGTAAGATAGCGTTCTGATCATTTCCAATACGTTGGAACTGATAGAATGTGTTGAAAGAGATGTTGTCAGGGTTGTTTCCAGGAGCTTGTAATTCTAATTGATAGATGAACTGATCAATAAGAGCAGGAACATCTACAATTGTACAAGGATCTCCACCACAGTCACAACAAGGAGCTTGAACAGTTACACTACGAGTGAAACCGTTGAAATACAATGTGTCAATGTAGCTAGAGTGAGCACGAAGTGTTAAGGTAACAATGTCACCACACTGTACATTCCAATTAGTTACATCAGTCACCTGAGTGGCAGCAGTAGGACAACCTACAGTTTTGTACCATTCAGTTACATTGCTTGTGCAATTCGCAGTGGCACATCCTTTAATTTTATCAGAGCGTTTAGAACCCTGCAAGTAAGTGTTTGTGCGTCCTTGAGCTACATAGAAGTAGGGAGAAGCAGCAATGTTACCAGCAGTGGCTACAGCATAATCCGCTTTGAAGATACCCACTTTACCAGGGGTTAAGTCTTGCGTAGAACCGCTATTGGCAATACCACTACCAACAGGAACCACGAAGAGCGTAGTTAATGAAAAATCAGCCATTTTGCTTTATTTTAATTGTTAAAAATATTATTCGTTCGTCTGAATTCTATACACTGAGCTTTGTACAGCAGATTGATTTTCAGTGTACATTGCCAGATTTTGTACTGTTAAGTCTAAGAGCTCGTCTTCTAAATAAGCCTCTAGTTCACAATCTGAATCTACAGAAGGAGTGCCATCAAATCTGGTGTAACCAGTTTTATCAATATATTGAGGATACCTCATGTAGGAGATGTAAATCTTCTTGGGGGTGAATGTACCATCCGTAAAGATGCTTATCTCATCAGAAGATAGGAAGTTGAATGTTTCTTGATATTCAAAGGAAGGCTTGTAGTGGTCGTTATTCAGAATGAACTGAAGGTCACCATGTTTAGCCAAGTCTCTGTTTATCCAGATTTTCCTATCCTTGCACACCCCTTTGTCAGCTAGTATATATGCATCTATGTAGAACATATACTTGGGAACAAGCAGGTGCAAGTTTGCAAACCATTGATGTAGTTCGTCGTTCTTAAGCGTAAGATCAATAGGCTGGTTGTTATAAGTGACTACAAGACTTTGTAAATCTTCATAACGCTTCTTGAATGAGTCAAGACCTAGTCCACTAATTACACTAAAACCATCAACCTTTTGTTTTATCAGCTTGATTTGAGCCTCATTGAGGGCTAAAATCTTATCCTCCAGGTTGATCTGCTGATGAACGTTGGTAGATAGTTTATTTAGTCTTTGGTCAATTTTGTATAATAAACTATCTACTGGTATCATAAGGCAGCTAGTTTCTTAGTTTTCAACTTGCCTTCGAGAGTCAGAAGCATATCCTGATTATCATCGTCAGCAAGCGTTTTAATTAAATCATCTTCATCCTTGGCCACTTCAAACTCACCCTCGTAAATCTTACCACTAGGTCTAACCCTGTAGACAGAGTGTGTGAGAGCTTGTTTTACCAAGTCTTTAATATGGAGCAAGTTTTCTTTCATGTCTGCATATCTGTTAAACACTTCTACAGGAGAGAGTCCCTGGTATTTACCAGTTTTGAACTCTGTCTGTTTTAGCAGGTTATCCACCTGGTTGTATACAGCTTCTTCTGTAGTGTTATCAGTAACAGGAAGTCCCAACAAACGAGCCACTTTCTTTTTCTTCTCAGGAGTCATACCATCAAACTTGACAATAGCCTTGTTGATAAGTTGCTTCTTTTTAAACAGAACAGCATTTTCAATTTCATCATCAGCTACGTAAAACTGAACATCAGCAGGAAATTCACCACGTTCCCAAGCTTGATAAGAGCTTGCAATTGTAGGATGAACACGTAACCAAGCAAATGCTAATTCCTGGAAGGGAATACCTAAGTCAAAGAAGTTGTCACCATCCAGCAGTTTTACAGGCTGAACATGTAGAGTGTCTTGATTTGATGTTGATAAGCCATAGTTCCAGAATACAGAACGAGGACCTAAGTCAATATCTCCAAGATCTCTTTCCAGTCTTTCTTTTAAAGCTGTGACACGCTCAACTTCCATTTCTCTTTCTAGAGGGTCTTGTATGCGTTTGATGTAAGCAGCATCAGGATCAAGTCCTGTTCTGTATTTACCATCTAATTCCTTGTAAGGATACTTAAACACCCCTGTTCCAGGGATACGTGTAAATCCTCTTAATGCAAGACCACCTTGCATAGTTTGGAGTTGAGAGTTATTATACTCTTTCTTGATTGTTGAGATTTTTCCAATCTTGCCCATATGTAGTTTATTTTGTTTGGTTTATTTGCAGAGTGATTCCCACCGAAGGGAACAGCGATTGGGAGACACCCCAGTCCAATCACTCTGTAATTTGAGAAGAGCTCCCCCACTCTGAAGTGTGGGGGGCAATCTCTCCTCGGTGTATATTGCACACAAAGTGTGCGGTTTCTTAGAATTGTGGGATTTCCTCAATAAGAACTGTACGAGACAAGTCCTCAATGAATACATCACAACGATCCTTCATCCAGATTTCATATCCTGGGAATTTGTTTGCAGAGCTCATACCCTGAGATTTGGCAAATCCCAAATGGTGACGAGTTCCATCAATATATCCCCAAGTCATAGAAGGTGCACCCTTCATACGAACTTCACGAATGTTGTTAACCAAAGAACCATCAGACATTGGAGATACGTCGAACACCATGAATACAGGTGTACTCTTCTTGTTCTGTCCAAATTCTAGGTTAGATTGAGGAAGGTCTAATTCTTTTAAGTGAATTAGTTCAACACGACCAGTCTCACGTGTAACCATTGCATCGAATGCAAAGTTGTAAGTGATGTGTTGTCCTTCTCCCTGCATATAACGGTTTCCGCTATCAGCCATGAAGGTAAGACCACTGTTCAAAGCGTCTGTCTTCAAAGCTTGTTGGAATACGTCAAATCCAGCCTCATTAGTGTACATTTTAACACGACGGTCTTTAACATCCACACGACGATAGAACAGGTCACCAAACACTGAACGAATCAGGTTAGCAGAGAATTCACCACGGTTGTATTGAACCAGGTTACCGTTGTTACGCATGCGGTGGTAAACACCAGCAGATGTACGCTTAAGTTCTTGCTTGCTACCGTTTGTTTTAACAGTACCAGGACGAGACCAAATCATACGCTTAACTTTTAACTCAAGCATAGACTTACGCATCCAGAACTCAATAAATGGCTCCCATTTAACATCATTACGAGTTAAAGGAAGTTGGTTACGACGCTGAGGTGCATACACTAGAATATCCAAAGGACGTCCAGCGCTATCACGCATCATTTTGTCATCAGCCCACTCAGTGATTTTGTGCTCAAAACCATATGCAGAACCTAAAGATTCAAACATAGTGATTTGCTCTCCCAAACGAGGAAGACCTAATAAATCCTGATCGAATTCACCGATTGCAGCATCTACTAGCTCAAGCTCAATACCATACTGAAGGAATGTAGAGCTAACAAAATCCACTGTAGGATTGTCGCTCACAAGTGTGAATGTGTACAAGAAACCAGCGTTCCAAGGAACGGGATCTTTAATCACATAGAAACGAGGACCATACTGACGAGAACCTACAGACACAATAGCGTTCTTAGAGAACTCATTTGTGTCAAGGATCAGTTGGAACTCTTGACCATCGATACCAGGCTTGCTCAGCTCAGCTGTGCTAGTTGGAACATCAATGATTTTGGGGAATTTGTAGGGAACAGCCACCTGCCATTTCCAAGCATCGCTATTATTATCAATGTAATAAGGCGTGCTTTTGTTGATCATGTCCAGGAAGTCATTGCTATACAGAGAGCTCTGTGTATAGAGGCTGATGATTTTCTTGTCGTAATCAGCAGGCTCTGTAGAGTGGAAGCTCTCCAGGTGGTTAGCATCGGTTAACTTACCCACAGCACGCTTGTCCATTGAAGCCACACGAGCGTAAGTAAAACCAGTAAGTCCTGGGATTGTTTGAATTGCCATTTTGTTATCCTTTTATTTTATGAAAATTTATAAGAACCATGAATTTGTTTTAGGCTGTTGAGCAGGAGAGCTCTTGGCCTTAGTTACTTGTCTTGCTACTTCCCCAAACAGTTCGTTAGATTTCTTTGTAACGCCTGTCTTTTGAATGGTGGATAGAGTGGGATCTTTTTCCAATATCTTGAGGAGGAGAGCAACCTTCACCTTAGTTGCATGGTTCTCAGGTCTCTTCAATTCCAGGATGGTACGATCAAAGTCTGTGAGAGTTTCTCCAGATGCTGTTTTGTACTTATCCACCAGTAGGAAGTCTTGTAGTTCACCAGCTAGTTTGGGATTGATGGGAATACCGTCAAACTCCTTAGTTTTCAGCTTATCCTGAAGGACTTGCTGAACATTGCTAATGTATTGATTTTTAATGGCTTGTTTCTGTTGTAGCTCCATTTCAGCTTTTTGCTCCATTTGAGCTAGCTTCTGGGCTTCTTTCTTTACCAACACCTTGTGGTGTTTAGTAGCCACTGATTCTAAATCACCATAGTTTTTGAGCCTTTCCACTTCTGTATTAATATCATCTGGCTCAAATCCTTGGTCAGCTAACGCTTGCTTTATCACTGTCACTTGATTATTCTCTTGAGACAG